GTATGGTTCACCGTCTAGTTTAGGTAGAACACCATAACCGTGACCCCACTTATCTGATGCAACAATAGAAAGCATTTGACAAGTTTCTAGTGGCATCTTGACAATGTGTTTGTCAGGTAATACTTGTGCTGACTTTACAGGGTCAGGATCTGTAACAAAAATATTCATAGATAATGACAATATGTACCCACGATGTACTTGTCGTCACTGATAGCAGGAAGTCCTGCGTGAGGAAAAGTCCATAGTGGTGGGAACATTAATAGTCTACATTCGATTGCAGAGTATTTCAAGTCTCCAAAGACAGTTTCTCCACCGTCTGTAACAGTATTCAAATACCAAAACAAAGCAAGAAATCTTTTAGCACTAGAATGATCTCCAACATCAACGTGACGATCAAATCTATCATCAGTACCTTTACGATACTTTTTCATTCTAAATTCTTCTAGTGAACTCTGTGCAGGAAAGAACTCTGAACAATCACACTCATCCATATACTTTTTACCATAGTGATGAGCAGATTCTATAAGGGCATTTTGAATTTGATCCCAATCATTATGTCCTTTCTCTAAGTGAGAAGTTATATTGTATTGCTGAAATTGTGGACGACCTTGCCTGTCCCACTCTTCTAAATCTTTTTCTTTTTCAAATAAATCAATAGCAACTTTACAAACACTTTTGGGTATAGCGTTATCAAAGACTCTGATATAATTATGATCCATAACTAAATTCTTGTTTAGCAGCAGCGTCCAATGCTTTCATAATTTCTGGTGTGAAATACTTTTCTGGTTCTTTTAACATTGCTTTAGGATAAACTGAACTCTCACCGACCTTAATACGATTACCAGTTTTTTCAAACACACCGTGTTCTAAACCTAGTTCAATCATACCATAATACTTATCAAGTCCTCTTTCATCATAAAACAATCTAGTAGAAATCTTTTTGTTCTCTCTTGTAAATCTAGACTTCTTAGTTTCACATCTAATTAAGTTACCTACAACATCTGTACCATCTTTTTCTTTTGCTTTAGATAGATACACGATAGTAGATGCAGCATACTTAAGACCACTACCTCCACCCATTTCTTTAGTAGGCATATAAGCACCAACTACATCATAGGTATGGTTAGTAACAATTAATGGTACATCTGCCTTACCTAGTTTCAATGTCAAAACTCTGAAGATTGCTTTCACAACTTGTGCTCTTGTCATATCTCTAGTCTCTTTCCCTGCTTCTGAGTCTTCAATCTCTTTTGTAGTAGAAAGCATACCAAGACTATCAAGAACAAACATCATAGGTTTGCGATCTTTCTCATCTAGTTTTAGATAGTTATCGAGCACTACAAGTGATTGTTGTCTGAACTGTTGTACTGTTGCAACAGGTATAATCATTACTCGTTTTGTATCAATACCTCTTTCAGCAAACATCTGTTTAGATACTGCTGACTCTGATTCAAAATAGAATACTCCTGCGTCTTTATTTGTTTCTAAGAAATTCTTAATAATACTTAAGGTAAAGAATGTTTTACCTGTACTAGATTCTCCTGCTAATGCTGTAATTTTATTTGATGGTAGACCTCCATAGATACTACCACTTAATAGACCATTGAATATGTAACTACCTGTATCAATAAAGGAAGATACATCACCCGCAGAGATTCCATCGTCTGCTAGTGAGGCATACTCATTATCTATTGTCTTGATTACGTCTGTAAAAAATGATGATGTCATACAAAAAATTCTTCTAAGGATGCGACTTTTTCTGCTTGCCATTGAATAGTATCAAGGATGACTTGCAGTGGGTCAAGGAAACTCTTTTGGAATTGTAGGTCATAATCTATAGACTTGTCAAGTCCGAACTCTGATGGGAGTGTTTGAAAAAATGATACTACATTCTCACCAATTCTGTTAGGAGTACGTAAGTATAAGAACTTAACCTTCTCTCCGTCCTTTATTATAGGATACTTATGGTGGAGTTTCTTTTGATTGACGTGGAAATTATATAGGAGAGCACCACGCACGTGTATTGGAGTACCCTTTACAAATACTGTAGCAGTTCCTTTAAACTTTGCAATATTATTACAACCACGAGGAAATGCAATGTCTTCGGGTGGTAACAATTCAAATTTTGATCTGAAATTAGCAATGTAATCTTGTAAATCAGACTCATTACCGTTCATAGTTACCTGTAATGCTTCTTTAATAGCAACACGACAGGCAGCAGGGGTCGATGATTTAACTGCTTCGATACCCATCATCTTTAGTTTAGGTTCATCGTATTGAACACCCTCACTATTCCACACATTGAGGATGTATCTCTTCTTAGCAGTCCAGATGCCTTTGTTAGCGATGTTCTCTCGCTTCATAAACATCTTTTGTTCGTATGCGTTTACAAAGGTTGCCAGTTCTTCATAAGAATTCGTAATATACTTTTCAAATTCCACATCACACACCTTTTCAAGGAACCTGAGAATGCTCGTATCGCTTTTCTCTCTGCCCTCGAATATAGTTTCAACCAGAGGACCCAAATTAAGATAAATGGAATCGGTATCAGAAGCAATAACATAATCAATCTCCTTAGTTTTTAAAATTTTGTTAATGTAAGAGTTCATTTTGTTTTCTATCCAACGGATAGATAACTGACCTGACAATGTGATTGCTTCAGCATTGGCAAGACTATAGTATCGGAAGTATTGATTTCCGACAGCACCATAGGCACTGTTCAGTTGAATCTTACGTGCCATCTGGTTATTGTTAAAGGCAGATATGTCATCTAGTAGTGCCTTATCTTTAGTCTTTTCATACTTCTTCTTAGCAGCAATCATTTTTTTCTTATAGATCACACGTTCATCATAAATCTTCTTCATCATCTCTGGTAAGAAACCGTGCTTATCTTTTCTATACTGAGCACCATTAGCACATACACAATACTTACCAACTTGTATATCTTTATCTAACATCTTATCTACAGTTGCGTGAGGATGTCTTTCATCTACAAGTGTTTCTGGAGAAATATTATATTGCATAATGAGATGTGGATACAGACTATTCAAATCAAATGATGCAACCCAATCGTACATACCAGGTTTGGGATCTTTTACATATGCTCCTGCATATTTGTCATTCTTACTCTCTTCTCTTTTAGGTGGCACACATATCTTTTTCTTCTTTAAATAATTATAGATGAGGGTATCCCACATACGAACCTGAGAATATACATCTGTAAAATTAACCTTGGCATCATAAGACATAGTAACTGCTAGTTCAAGAAGTTTCATCTTCTCTTCTAATCTATTAACAAGTTCAACGTCAAGGATGTTGTATTGTACAAACTTATCCCAATCTTTAGTATAGAAATCTTTAAAGTTCTCATACTCAGTGTGATCTAACTTACCTTGTCCAAGTTCTACATTAGCAATATGTTCTAGTCTGTATGACTCTTGGTTTGTGTATGTAAATTTACGATAAAGATCAAGGTAGTCAAGAATACTAATACCAACTAATTCATATGCAAGGTTCCTACGACCTTGAATATAAATCTCACGCATATTTACTTTGTTCCAAGGTGACAAAGAAGACATAAACTTCTCACCAAGTATCCTATCTAATCTTCTACAAAGATAAGGTATATCATATAAATTACAGTTCCAACCAGTAATAATGTCAGGTGTATATTGCACCCACCAGTGAATAAAATCATCTAACATCTTCTGCTCTGTATCAAAGTAGCGATAGTTAGTGCCATTACCATTATACTCACGAGTTCCCCAAGTAATAAAATTACCAGAGGCATAGTCTTTGATAGTAATACAGAGCATCTTTTCTGCTGCTGCTTCTACATCAGGGAAACCATTCTCACACTCAACCTCAATGTCAATAGTATAGATCTTCATATCTTTTAAACTGAAAGAGATGTCACTTGGAAATCTCTCGCTGATCCACTGATATATGAAGCGTTCATATCCGTGAACCTCAAACTTATCTACACCTTCATACTTTCTCAAAAATTCTCTTGCTGCTTTAGCACCATCGTGCTTGACCTCTGCCATTGGTTTACCATCGAGAGATCTCCAATCACCTTGTGGTGATGGTACAAACAAACTTGGTTTGATTATGTCTTTATATGTTACTGGTTCTCCACCCTCATACCCTCGGCAAAGGATGGAATCACCCAACAACGTCACATTAGTATAGATTGAACTCAAAGTGCCTTCTTGTAGTTTTTAATAGTATCTTCTGATGGATCTACTATAGTCAAAACAACATCAGAAGTCAAGAACAAATCTCTTTGATCTGAATAAAGAGGATACTTTTCAAAGATTAGTTCACCGTCTTTTCCTGTAACTTGATAGCAGTTAGTAATTAAGTAAGATGGTTCTTCATCTAACTCAGTCACTTCCCCCATCAGATACATCTGGTTCCTCAGAATTATTAGTTTTAACGGATTCATTGTGATGGTTCTCCACGAGTGTATTCCACTTACCCTCAACTTCTGGGTGTGGTGTGTAAATTGTTGATACGTTATTAAGAACTACTAAGGTTCTATTGTTTAACGATAAAGGTATCCAAGGAAATAATTCTAATTGTAAATCATTTATTTTCTGTGGATCTGAAGAGTTTTTGTCTGCGAACATTTGTTCTGCTGTACAATCTATCGTAATTTGATAGGGGTTTGTCAACATATAACCTATAGGTGTGTAATGTTCTTTGTCAGGATATGCTTCCTGTACTTCAGCTATTACGTCCTCTCCGTTGAGCATTCTTACGATTTTTACGGTCATAATTTTTTTCAAATAATTCGTTATAAACTCCACGAACAATGTCAGTCATTGCTTTACGTGCAGTAATGTTCTTTTCTTCTGACAATATCCGAGCATAAGTCAGAATATCGTCAACCGCTTCGGTAGGAACATCAAGAGTAACACTCTCATATTCTCTACACTCTCTCGGTGTACAGTTTAAATAATGATTCATAGAAATAAAAAAGAGACCCTCTGGTCTCTTCTGTTTTAATAAGATGGTTCAAGATCGTGTGGATCAGGTTGATCTACTACCACTGAGTACGTAATATCATCCCAGTAAGAACGATATATGCGACCCCATATTACTTCAAATTCTTCATCGTCAAGGTTTTTAAATAGACAACGATCTTTTAAGTAAATGTGATACGTTTTCATAGTAGAAGTTACTCTCCTAAAGTATGTATAACTGGTTTCTCGTGCTTGAGAATTTTATACAACTCTGGATTCTCTGCTGTAGACACAGGAATAAATTCTTGATCAGCATTGAATCCTTCAAAACGTTCTGCCTGATTAATTACTATTGAACCTGTCTCTCCTGATACTGATCTATGGAATGTTTCTCTAGGTATTACCAGAGCACCACTATAGATGTTTAAATGCACAATATGATATGGGCATTTCCAGTTGTAGTTTACAAGTTCAAAAGTTCTTTCACCTGATAATACACGGTTATGATCCTGTTGATAGCGATGTATGTAGAATTGTTTTGCACCTACCATATCATCTGGAGGTGATACAGCAGCATTAGTATGTACTACTAAGTCTTGTGCATTAGATTCTTCAACAGATATATCATAGAAAATGACATCAGGTGTTTCTCTGAACACCCGATGCCTTCTAAAATTCACATCACTCATACTATTGGTGGATCGAACATTAACGTTAATTGTTCGATGCTAATATTATACACACCCTAGGACTCTTTGTCAACACCTAGGTAATTTTTTCTCTGATGGTACTCTGGTACTATCTTTTTGAGATCAACTGTTAGTAGTCCATCCTCAAACGCTACACTCTTGACTTCAGAATCGTCAGTAAGTTTCCATACCCTTTCAAAAGATCTTCCTGCAAGACCTCTATGGAAATACTCTACGTCTTCTTTATCAGTTTTTGTTCCTTCTACGTGTAGTTGACCATACTCTGTATAGACTTTCACCTCATCTTTCTTGAATCCTGCAAGAGCAATCTCTAGTCTGGACTCGTGATTGTTAAGATTGATGATGTTGTATGGTGGATAGGTCTGATTTGGTACATCCCAAACAGAATTAAAAAAGTTATCGAATCCAATGCTGTTCTTTGTGATCTTGTCAAATAGATCAGGTAAGTCAGAAGCTTGGTATCTTTGAATAGTCATAGTTCTCCTTAATAAGCGAGTTGTTAGTGTGAACCCTTTCGGCATTCACCTATATTTAGTACAAAGGTATCAATATAGCAAGTACGGTTCTCCGTGAACATAAGATTAGGTATATATAACATAGGATCATTATCTCAAGAAAATGAAAAAAGCATTCATCGCTTTTGGTATTTTGGGAATGTTGAGTCCATTGGCAGCACGTGCCGATTTGACTCATAAATTGACAAGTTCAGTCCAACTACAAGTTGACGCAGGCTATACTTCAGTATCGAGAGCAGCGAACTCATATAGTACCAGTGGATCTGGTGTGAGCACAACTATTACACCGACAGGTGGTAGTGCTGCTAGTAATCTAGGTGGTATCTCAGCAGTCAGCACAGCAGGAGTTGCTACTTTTGCACTACCTGACACAGCACAGACTACCCAAGGTAACGCATACAGCTTCACACAGAACATAACAACTGGTGACGCTATTGTAACTACTGCTGCTGATGTAGGTGACGTAAACGGTTACAGTAACACCGTTTCTACAGCACCTGGTACTGCTGGAAGTCTTGCTGGTACAATCAGCACTGCTGGAGCAATGGCACTAACAGCTGGTGGAAGTGGAACCACAGCGACTGGCCAATTTGTCACCGAAGTTACCATACGTTAAACCCCTATATATAATATGAAACGAATAGGACTCCTACTATTATGTTTCTTTGGTGTACCATTGAGAACCCTTGCGGTGCCTGTGGTCCCGAATTTCCAACAAGGCTCTATGACTTCCCATACGGAAACTGAGTCTACAGTGACGGAGACCATAAACAGTATAGATTATCGTACAGGATGGGAATACGCAGTGACAGGGACAGGGGTTTCCAACAACAATCAACCTCTCAACCCACCAGTGAATACATCAACAGTGACAGTAACACCGTCAACGTTAAGCACTTCGACAAACGGAGTCAGCGTAACAGGGTCGGTAACAAGTTCGTTCGACAACTTAGACTTCTCTTCACAGAACAACTTCACTATGACAACCCAAGGGGAACCGTTCCAATTTACTCAAAGTTATCAAGGACCTGGGATGACCAACCAGACAATAATACAAAGGGTCACAACTATAAGAAGCGTCACAGATACAACAAGTACATTTACCCAGTAATAGCAACGGTTCTCAGCGTTCAATGTTTACCTTTACGTGCTGAAAACGTTGGAGGTGTATCTGCTACTGCAAACCCGATTGCCAATTCTTCAGGCTCAGTAACCAACCAGGCAATACAAGTTTTACAAGGTCCGTATATAACAAACACATATGGTGGTGGTGTGCAATGTCAAGGTGCAACGTTCAACCTTACACCATACATCCAGTTTGCAGACTCAAGGAAAGATCCTTGGGTCGATTTTTATAATGAACCACAATATGATATGACCGACTTCACTGGTCGTACTACACAACAGACAGTTACTGTTAAAAACTATCCTTGGGAGTCTTGGTATGACACAAGGACAAAGGCAGATGGAACTAGATGGTTTCCTGATGGTGAAGATATGGAGATCACTGTAGATGTAAATGGTCCCGATGGAAGACCAGATAATCCAGGTAATGTTCTATGGAATAAACCTGTACGAACTGATATGTCTGCAAACCAATCATTTAATGCTGGTTTATCTGCTACTCTATCCATACCACTTAACAAGAAACTACAACAGCAATGTCACGAAGCAGCACAAGCACAGAATGATTTGCAAGCACAAGCCCTTGCCAACAAGAGATTAGACTTTGAGATCGCAAGATTAAAAAATTGTGGTGAATTGAAAAAGGCGGGAATAATGTTCCATCCAAAGTCTCCATACTTCGCTGTGTGTGCTGACGTTGTAGTTACCACACCAGGTGGTCAATTACAACCACATAGTCATAACATACCTAGCCCTAAGTGGATTGATCCTTCTTCTTCTTCATCTTCTGATAATCAATCTCAGGTAATCCCTTCTTCTTCCGATAAAGATTTGTCTTCAGTTCCTTTTGAGAAGGATGGTAAACAGAACCCCCTAGTTTCTTTTTTCCAGAATCTATTGCCTTCTTCAAAATCGGTTTCACTACCCTCAGAATCAGGTCAGCTAGAGGTTTTGCAAATAGGGCAGATGCCGTAGCAACAGTTGCTATGACTGCGGTTGTAGATACTTGTCCTGCTGATGGGACGAATTGTTCGACTGCTGGTACAGGTTCCCATACCGTTTCACAGATCAATCCATCAGGTGTTAGTTTATATTCTTTAACTTGTTCATCTCCTTTCTGGTTCCTGTCACCAATACGTCTTGCATTTATTGGTGGACAAGGAACCTCTTCTTTTGACCCTGTAGGGGTCTCAGGTGCTTCAACCTCTGGAGACGGTGGAACTGGTTGTTCTACCTCTACACCCTCTTCTATCTCCTCTGGCTCACCATAGACAGTTTGCCACTCTAAACCACTCGATGAATAGTCGGGTGGTTCGTAGTATGGCATACCTCCATCACAAAGAACTACATTACCTTTTGGATCGTCATTTACTAATTGTTTATTTCTATTTCTTTCTTTAGCATTCTCTTTGTTTACCTTGACACAACCAGGCATTTCAATAACAGGAGTTCCAACTTGTATAGTAATAGGAACAGCAATAGGTATAGCGTGTGGTGTCTCTTGTATCCACAACCTATTGTCTACCTGTCTAATGTCTGGGATAGTTACTATCTGTCCGTTTATATTATAAGTTCCCCTGAGATTAATCTGGGGTATTTCAATGGGATCCACTTACTCCTCACGAAGTTTTTTATAAGGGTCTGCTGGTGCTGATCCTTTCTCAGCAGCATACAAAGCAAATGACTTTGTAGCAACTAACGATAATATATGTTTGATATTATTACTGTCATTCTCATCTAACTCTTGAGTTGCAATAGCACCAACAACTATACCTAACTCAACAAGTACTACAAGGAAGATTAACTTCAATGCCCACTTACCTGTAGTGAAAAATCTTTTTACTTGTTCTTTTAAAAATGTCATTGTTTCTTGGGTACATAAACTTTGTCCACCTGACCAGTTGATTTTGGAAAGGCTTCCACTAACTGTTTATATATTTCTTCTGCAACAACTTGACGTATCTTTTCTATCTGCCTTTCCTCACGTTTCTCAGGACCATTAGTCACATTATCGACGACAGCATTGCCACCGACAACTGCACCAGTACCCACTACAGCGATAGCGGTACCAGTGCTAGTGATCTTTTGAAAGTCCACTTAGAAACCTAATGGTATTGGTGACATAGGTGATGAAGGTTCATCTGGTGATGCAACAGGATTAGATGGTGATGGTAAAGATAATCCTCCACCCACTATACTTTCAAGTGCTCCTCCACCAATGTCAGGCATAACTGATTCCATTATTTTGCCTTTGACGTTTTCGATAATTGCATCCTTGCGTATGAATACGTAACCAAAAGCACCAACAACGGTGAGAGATACAATACCACTTGCAATAGCGATTCCATTTACAATTTTCTGCATAGTAATAAATTCATTAACAATTTTTATTTAGGTCTTCTGCCATATTGCCACCTATCTCAGCACCCTGATTACCGCCAAACATTGCCACCCAACCAGCAGCAACCCAACCAACAAAGGGGATACCAGACAGAGCAGGAGCAGCAGACGCACCAACGCTTGTACCAACAAGACGACCTGTACCTTCTGCACTTCCGATTGCTTTAATACAGGCTTCGCTTTTTCGAGCAGCACTTATTTCTTGTGCTTGACTTGGAGTTAAACCAGGTGGTGAGTCTATCCAAGACCTATGATTTGATACAGGTCCTCCTTGGTTTGTCTGACCATCCATAAAGTATTCTTCTGCAACCTTAGTTGTCTCTGTAGCAAGTCCTAAGAATCCACCCTTAGTCTTAATATCCTTAGTGACATATGCAGTCTTAGGATCGTTTGCAGTATAACTGATCTTATATCCATCTTTGTTTGCAGAAATAACATAAGATGTATAAGGTCCTACAGGTATATTAGGAGTTGGTACTTGACTTTTTTTACTCATCATACCAATCATACCTATATGTGATAAACCAAATAGTGCTCCTGCTGTGATAGCAAAGTACTTCACGAGATTTACCTTTTTCTTTTTTGGTTTGGGTTCTGTCCCAAACATTGCTTCATCCTGATCCATAACTAAGAAGTAATTTTAACTGCTGGAACCTCTAACTTAATTGTTTGTGTTGGTGCTGCTTGTGATGCTTTCTCTATAAGCATCTCCATATCTTTCTTAGATATGTTTGCTCCACCACTACTATCACCATTCTTCTTCTTACCTCCCGCTTGAATGCCGAAAGTAGCTGTGACTCCTGTGAAGACCGAAGCTATAAAAGTTGGATCAATTTTATCTTGTTCCCAACCTGGTATAGTAACATAATTTAATGTTAGTATCCCACCAGACCAGACCAAAATACCTAGTCGTACAAATGTACTAAGGATAGCAAGTTGTTCCTCTTTGTCCTCAGTAAACTCTTTTAGTTTACCCATAGGACCTTTCGGTTTATCTACTTTAGTATCTGCCATAATGTGTGTTTATGCTAACTTATATAGGCTTTATTACCCCTCTACAACTTTCTTCTTTCCAATATTATACTTAGACTCAAGCACCCATTCCTTCTTATCCTTGTAGGAGATTACTTTTATCTGGTTTAATGGTGCAAGAATACCTAGATCGTTTTCTATAACTATGTTAACAAGACCCCAATCTGATAATAACTTTGTGATTCTATTCCTTCTCTCTACGTCATTAGATGTAATGTTTGCGTGTTTACCATCTAATGCAAATAATTCTTTGAAGTGTACTATGTAATACTTACCTTTCTTATGTAAGATATGGCAAGACTGAAATAGTTTTCTCTCCTTACGTGATGCTACACCAATGCGTGTTAATGTTTCTCTGACCTTTAAGAAGTCATCTGGTTGACGTAGAGCAACCTCTACCATATTATCAACCGACCAAGAAACGGTTTCCCCACTCATAATTTTCCACCTATTTTAATTTAGATTTGATCAATTCAATTTGATCTTTTGTCAGAATTCGTAAGGCATCTTTGGCTTTATCATCATTGTAATGATAGTATTGCTTGACAATATCGAGGTCTTCGATCTTATCTTTGCGTTGCCACGGTGAGAACCTTTTCCTTTTTCTAAGAGTATTTAGATAAAAGGAATATTGTAAATCCTTATCTAATTGATGATGGAAGTTCATTTCATTTGCCATCAAAATGGCATCCATATGACTACTAAGACACCTGTTAATGATGAAGGGTGGATACTTCTTCATCCACTCAGGGTCACGTAGAGTCAAGTCTTCTTTTGTTTCGTTGATACTTTTTAGATAATCACCTAAAGGATATTGATCCTTAGCCATAGAGATGTACGTTGTAATGTTTGCGTGTTGGTTTGAATTTAATTTTCTTTAGTTTTGCTTGGATGTAAATCTTTAATAATTTTTCAGAAGTCATTTACTTTTCGTTGGGTGAAATCGATACCTTCCATATGGTCGTATTCGTGTAGAAATATTCTAGCACTAAATCCCTCGAATTTGGTTTTATGAATTACTTCATTTTCATCTTCCCACTTAGCAACAATACTACAAGGTCTTTCAACTCTTAAGAATAAGTTTGGATATGATAAACATCCTTCTTCCATTATCTCCTTCTTAGCATATGTCTTTATAATCTTAGGATTAAAACAAGTTATTGTTTCTTCTTTTTCTATGTTAGTCATCATCACAAATGCTCTTTCCCAGATACCAATTTGATTTGCAGATAAACCAACACCATTGTAGTGCAACATATTCTCTCTAAGTAACTCAGATAAACTCTTACGGTCTAACTTGTAACTACAGGATTGAATCCTATGTGCTAATAAAAGATCTTTTGGTTCTATTAATTCTTTAATCATATTGGATAAATTCTTCTAGTGAATGTCGTTTGTAATTTGTAATCATTAACTCTTTTCTTTTCTCTTGATCTTTATTATAAGTACCAGTTGATCTCATAGTATATGTCAAGTCGAACTCTGTCTGATTAAAATCATTGAATAGTTGTTGTATCTTTTCATTAGAGTTATATGTAATCATTAAATTATTAGTTGACAACTTACAATTATCTGCAAAGTTAATATGATCAAATCCTTTATGTAATGTTCCACCCTTGTTTCCATATAAAAAATCTTTTATATCATATGGAGGATCTAAAAATACGAAACAATTACTATGAGGGAATGGTGTCTCTGGCAACCAATAATCAAGTTCACTATCAGCATCGTGACCTACTGCTAGTAAGAGTACACGATAATCTTTGTTAGTGATTCTCCAATTCTTAATTAACTTTTGATAGTCTGGTAACTTATCTATACCTCTTTGAGAAAAGTTACTTACTGATGCCTGTTTAGAAAATGAACTGTTCTCTGTTAATCCAGAGAAAGAACACTTGTTCATTACATAAAAATATACTGCCTGTTGGAATGGTTCCAACTTAGAAATCATATCTTTAGCATTATTAAATAACTCTTTTGCTTTATCTTCAGTGTTATATACTCTCTTCAATACTGTTAACTCTTCTGCCATTTGTTCTCCTGCACATTGGAGTTGTTGCCAGAATGTAGTTAGATAATAATACTTGTCGTTTACCCATACAGGAATATCAGGATTCCTTTTAGTAAACTCAATAGCAACACTACCACCACCAAGGAAGGGTTCTCTAAACTCACTTATTTCGTTAGGGAACGCACTCACCAGTTGTGATGCTGCTCTTGATTTACCACCAGGATATCGTAATGGTGTTTTCAAGTTCTTCATAATAAATCTGCGATAGTCTCAGGTTCTACTGGATGTGTTTGAAATACTAAACTGTATCTCGTAGGTGCATCCATCATAGGAGGTCTGGCACCGTGCCAGATCTCACTTGTAAATTTACATAGTCTACCAAACTTAGGTACGACTGACTTAATGATTTCTCCGTCCTCAATAAAGATAGTTTCTCCTCCCATACCAGCATCCCAATCAGGGTTTACATATATCATATAGGTAAATCCGTCAGGTGAATGTGAGTCTATGTGTGGTTTTGGACAATCTTGAAAGGTGAAAGCATTATAAAGACAACGTTTAAAATCTTGCCTATCTAACAGTTTAACATACTCATTTGCAATAGGTTCAAACTCACCAAAGTCTTTGTCAAAGACTCTACCAAGACTAGGAACTTTGCTACCAAAAGCATCACCTAATTTTTCCCAGTGTTGATAGTTCTCAAAGTATTGATACGTATCCCATACAAACTTGTAGTCAAATAGATCGTCTATAACTTCTATCATCCTCCCATCCCCGCACCATCCTTACCATATCCTTTTTCATCATACTCCCACATAATAGATCTATCTGTATTATCATCCTTAAGTAATTTTAAGTTAACCATATTCTGTCCAAAAGGTCCTTGATTGATAGCACCTGTAGGCATAGCATTGAATGATATTCCTGCACGTACAAAATCTTGTATATGTGGTACAGTAAAATGAAGCAACCAACTTGGCCAGACTATCAAAGTACCTGGTTTATGTGTAGGTGCTGGAACTGCATTTTCATATTTTGCTGATATAATTTCCATCTGATTATATGATCTGAACAATACAGGATCTTGAAACATAGTGGGATGACCTTCAGTTAAACAGTATAACCCACTCCAGTATGACATAGGGTGTCTATGAACATTGTGACAACCAGCACTCATTTCTGGAGAGACAACACCCCACATCAAAGAGATCTCAAACTTACCATACATTTCATACTGTTGATCTAGTCTGATCTCTTCAAGACAACTTTCTATCCAATCTGTAGTAGGTTTGAAAGCATCTAATAGATGTAAGTTCCCTGCTGTAGTCTGTACATTATTTGGCATATTAAACATCCCTCTCTCAATAGGATCTAACGCATCGAGAGTAGGTTCTATCAAATCTGTGTTCTCAAATGTATAAAGTTCTACAGGAAAGATAGGATGTTTGTTCATTTCTTTTTAAATTCTTCGTACTGGTAGATGAGATAGACACCTAGAACTACCCAGAATATTAATTCAAGTCCGTAATTGTTCACCATTCAGATCCTCCTTTTTTCCAAACGAATGTAGAATCATATACTGACATATGACTCTTGATACTATACTGCTCTCGGAATTGAGAGACAGCAGTTGCAACTGCATCTGATTTATAATCGTGACCTATAAACAATCCACCGTGTTTAAGTTTAGGATACCAATCTTTTAGTTCTCTTTTGACCTGATCATAATTTAACCACGCATCTAAAAATATAAAATCAAATGATTCATCGTCAGCAGTTCTAACACAATCCTCTGTATTACCTTTCCAGATTTCTGATTTATGTTGCTCACCTGACCACTTGATATGATGTTTTGCAGTAAACTCATTCATCTCCATCTGTGGTTCAGTAGTTGATTGCGATGGTGCGTGTATTCCATCCTCTCGTAAATAATCTGTATAAGGTTTCCAGTTATCTACACCATATAATTTTTTTATGTTAGGGCAATTCTGTAATAAAGTTACGTGACTCTGTGCTGTATCAACACCTAGTTCTAATCCTATTAAGTTAGGTCCGTGCATACCTATGAGGTGTACAACAGACCTACAATCAGTCAAAGCATCACGAAAGTTATAATACATTAATAAAGAAAATCCTCCAATGAGTGAGTCTTCTTCTCAACTAAAGGTTCAATCTCACCTTCTTTGAGCAAGTCCTCAGTAGAATAGTTCAGATCTTTCCAGTAGTGTACTGCTACATTACCTTCAAGATAGTGAATAGCATTCTGAACACCTTCTAGGTTATCACCTAGGTGTCCGATACCTCTATTGCAATGGTGGCACAACCACCCTCGTAGTTCACCTGTATCGTGGCGATGATCTGCACATAGATGTTTAAAGTCTACCATCTTTCCACAACAATGACAACCTTTGGGATACTCTGCTTGTCCTCGTTCTACTTTTTCTATGAGTTGCATTCTCAAGTTTCTTGCTATTAGTGTGTTTTTATTATGACACTGTTTACAGGTGTTGGTTGTACCATCCCTGACACGTGCCCTCTCTGTTCTGAATTTGTTTATTGGTAGTATTTGTTTACAAGATATACATCGTTTTTTTAGATTTTCATATTCCATATTAGGTAATATTTGGTTATTTGAATTTACACTCCGACATAACCTCTGTGAGAAATGCTACTAGATTAATTTCTTGATCAGCGACAAAGGCAGACTTGTACTGATACTCACCTATTATCAAGACAGCAGCAGGGATTGATGCGGGTTCTAAATATGTATACAGGGAATCATATATTTTACGCATTATTTGTTTAGGATCGTTATCTAAGTTTTGAACTACCCATTTTTTCATAGCAGTAAATTGTCTATCTTTTAATGATGACATCAAATCTTCTATCTTTGTATCCGATACAACTGCTAAGACACCTGTATCAATCTTACCTAGTGAAGCATATCTTTGTAACTCATTAAGTGATCTTCTAAAGTCTGGAAAATGTTTATTGATAAGTGCTGCTAGTACACGTGGTTCTGCTTCAACTTTTTGTTCTTTACATATCTCACGTACACGAGTAAAAAATTCTGCTGCAAGAGTTTGTTTTTCTTTTCCTGTAATATTAAATTCAATACAACTACATCTAGAATGTAGAGGTTCTAGTATCTTGTTCTTGTAGTTACACGTGAAGATAAATCTACAGTTGTTCTGGAATTCCTCAATCGCTGCACGGAGTAGGAGTTGTACATCGTGTGTCGTATTATCCGCTTCATCAATAATAATAACTTTATGCTTTGATTCAGATGTAAGAGAAACAGTAGAAGCAAAGGACTTTGCCTGATTGCGTACAGTGTCCAAGAATCTACCCTCATCAGACCCATTAATAACATAGTAATCTGCTCCTATTTCTTCACATAATGCTTTTGCTACAGTAGTCTTACCGACTCCTGCTGTTCCTGATAATAATAAATTAGGTATCTCACCTTTTGCTACAAATCCTTGTAGCATATTTTTTAGATGGTCAGGTAAAATACAATCATCTATTTTGTGAGGACGGTATTGTTCAGACCAGAGAAATGATTCAGACATAGATTGTTTCTTCAGATTTCACAAAGTTCATACTAAAAATAATTTTATCTTCGTTACTATTGTGTGGTAATGATTGATGAATTAAATATGATGGAAAGAATATCATATCACCTTCTTTAACATTTGGGAATGCTTCATCAATATGTCCTGACCAAGGGTCAGTTATAGGTGAAATGAATGCAGTTGGTTTATGTCCATATCCTAGTTGTGCATAGAAAACAGAAGACCATCCGATAGCACCGTGTGTATGTGCAGGATGGTACTGACTATTTTTAGAATATCTTTGACACCAAGCAGAATTTACATAGGCACCAGGATTCTCTCTTTGAAATATTTGCATCGGTAAATCAAGGATTGCCATCAAGTGATCAAAGTAATCAGGCATCTTTCCTGCTTTGAAAAACTTATGATAGTCTGTCCAACAATGTTCTAACTGACAATCCTTATCACTCCAATCCATTCTATCTAAGAAGGCACTCTTTTGGTTCTGCCAATCTCCTACTGGGACTATGAATATTGGAACATCAAAAAGAGATCTTCTAAACATTATGGTTCTAATGCAATAAAGTATTCTACTCCATTACCTTCAGATTTAAAACGACTTATCTTATTAGAAGATATTTCAACGTTGTAATCACCAGGTAATATTCTTATGTTTTCTACCTTGAAACAAAAACAGAACTCAGTATCAAATTCATTCTTACCAACTGGTACACTGTAAGTATTTGATGTTTCATTCTTCTTGTCACATACCATAAGATGAACCTTCTCACCTTTATTGTAAACACATAAGTCTTCAACTTTATATACTGCTGCTGCACGTAAGATATTGTTTAAAGTTTCTGCTCTAAGATTGAAACTAACATCAACTTCTGGCATTGCAATATCTTTCGTAGGTAAGGTAGGATTGATAATCGATGCCTCATCATAGAAAAATGTTGTAGTTGCGTTTGTTACTTCATCACGAGTAATTAATTTTTGAGTATGCGTGAAGTCGAATACTGGATTCTCAAACAATGATAGACCAGAGAGGAATACACCCAGATCATAAATCGGGATTTCTCTTGGGAATTTCTCAGTGACTTTAGCAGAAGCATAGATGTTTTTGTTGATGCTGAGTGTCCTAACTTTGCTACCACTCTCAATAATAATAGACTTGTTGATGGTTGCGAAGTTTTTGAGGACGTTCTGCGTTCTCTTGGAAAGTTTAACAATAGTCTCAGTTGTCATAATTTATTTGTCGTAATCTACAGTAAATGCTGTAGAACCAGAGATGTTTAGATTAGAGGTTGCTTTCTTGTCATTGAAATGCAATAACAGTATAGCATAGTGAACAATTTTTACAATATCTTTTCTCGCTGAACCCTTACGATCATATCGAGAAGCATATTTAAGAATGTTCGATCTACAAAATGCTTCTGCATCTCCAACAGAATCTATCAGGTCAAGTGTTTGAACATTACCTTTTGAATAATGCTGTTGGTAAGTTTGCGATATGTAGTCTGCAACTTCACTGAGGAGTTTATCCTCATCATATTTGAATGCCACAAAAAAGGGGGTTTTGAACCCCCTTATAATAACTCTTTTTAAATCAGAAGTCAACCTTGTGGATTATCTGATAGTGGTGTTGGTGGTGCAACATCGAAATCAGCATCGATCTTGTCATACAACTCAAGGAATGCTTGCTTTGTCTCATCATCGAATCTGTTGATGCTGTACTGGATAGCAGTTTCTTTAGAACCAAAGATATCAAATGCTCTCACAACGTGTACAAGACGACGTGTAGAGATCACTTCATCAACTCCACCATCCTTGAATGTCTTACGGATAATGTCTGCCCAACTTGCAAGTCTTTCACAGAACTGTTTGTTGGAAGAAATCTTGTTAAGAATCTTTGTCTCTGTCTGAGGTGATGGATAGTCTTGCTCTAGAGTAATAGCAAATCTCTCAAGGAATGCTTCGTTAAGAACATTGGTACCGATGAATCTACCATCGTCAGAACCTTTACCCTTTGTGTTTGCTGTAGCAATTACGTTGAAACCTTTTGCAGGATGGACGTATCTACCTATCTTCTTAAGGAAGACTCCCTTACCTTCAAGAATACTTTGTAAGCATAGTATCTTGTTAGATGCTAGATCGACTTCATCTAGAAGGAGGACAGTTCCCCTTTCCAAAGCTTCGATAACGGGTCCATTATGCCAAACAGTGTCACCGTTAACAAGACGAAACCCACCAATAAGATCATCTTCGTCTGTTTCAATGGTAATGTTTACACGTATTAACTCTTTATTTAGTTGAGCACACGCTTGTTCTACACCGAATGTTTTACCGTTACCTGACAATCCTGTAATGAATGTTGGGTAGAATGCACCTGACTTAAGTATCTTCTTTACTGCATTGAAGTTACCGAATGGTACAAAGTTCTCATCCTTGAGTGGTACTAGAGATACTTTCTGTTCTTGAACATAAGTCTTCTCAAGTTGTTTACGTACTTCTTGTACTGTAAGGTTCCACTTACCTATACCTTTTTTGTAAGTCTTCAAACGCTTCTTAACTGTAGCGAGAGAGCATTTGAATTCATCTGCTGCATTCATTAATTGAGGTACAGCAACTTCGTCTCCGAAGTTATCTTTTAGATAAGTAACAAGGTCTTGTGTTGTCACTGGGATTTCTGTTTTGAATGGCATTGTGTGTCCTGTTGTCTATGTATACATTATGACATAGGAAAACCCCCTTATAGGGGGTTAGTGGACACTTTGTCAAGTGGTTATGCAACTGTCTTAGAGAATGATGTGAGCAATCTTTTATTGGATGCTTTACCTTTAAACATCTTTTTGAATGCAGATCTGATCTGTGCCTTGGTTGCACCCTCATCAAGTTCTTCCATCGAATGATCGTCAGTTGTATTGGTTGATGGTAAGATGAATAACTTATCAAAACCAGAGTTGTCCATTTCAAAGAATCTATTCTTTTTGTAGGATGCTGATGCTTCCTCCCAAGAACCTTTGAAGTAACCTCTAACAGATTGCTGTCTGAAGTAAGAACCACCCTCACCTTTAGATAGTATTCTGAATCCTAGTAGGTTGACATATGGGAAGGACTCTTTTAGGTGTGATAGGAAAGAGTTGTAACTTGTTTCGATGTCATAACTGTGAGGATATACTCTACCAGTTTTACGGTTACGTAATTGACATCTAGAATTGAAACTGTTGCTGTAGTATCTTTCGACATCACCCATAAAATTTCTGGGGCAGTAGTATGAGCAAGGAGCAGTTTCACCATCACTTAAGATACTTACAGATATTTTTTCTGCACCTGTTTCTTTTCTGAATGCAGGGATTACTGAATGTAATACTGTTACTGTTTCCATAAGTGGAGTAGAACCAAGACCAAACTTAGGAGGATTTGGAAGTCTTCTACCGTGGTAGTAAGAGAATCTATTGTAATTTTCCTGTAAGTCATTTGAATCTTCTAGTCTGTAGTCTCCTGCTGACATACCAACTCTGAAGAAGTTTTTGATGTTGTGCTCAAATGTCTTATTGTTACCATTAGATGTTAGTAATTCCATAAGACAGAATCCTTCGTTCAAATCTACATTACCCATCTTCTCAGGCATAATCATTTGCTTTCTTCCCCAAGACATTCTGTAGTTAGAGAAAGCATATACCTTGAATGGAATCTGAACCTTACGACAGAACCAAGCGAGTGAACAAACTTGCTTTACTGTATCTAAAAGATTGTGATTCATAGAACCTGACCAATCTAATACAAAGATCATACCGTGGTTCTTACCGTCAGGTAGAGTTGTTACTTTCTTGAATAGATCTTCGTTGTACTTGTACTGATGAAGAATCTTTGTGTTAAGAACTCCTGTACGAGATACCCCTGCTCTAGCATATGCTTGTGCTGACTTTCTCATCTCAAACTCTTTTACAAGATAGTTAACTTCTGGTTGAGATTGCTTTCTGAATTTCTCATACTCTTTATCTGCAAGACCAAGAGTGTATAGTGCTTCTGATAGTTGATCGTTCTCAACATTCTGATCACTTGACCAAGAAGAATTGCACTGTCTTGTAAGTTGGAAATCTGTAAACCAAGTATCTAGTTCTTCTTGAATCTCCTTCTCACTGATGATGACATCTTTAAGATCATTGACTCTAGGAATTTCTACATACTCAATTTCATAACCACCGTGCTTGACATAATCTTTTACTTTCTGAATGAAAGTATTGTCAGTTTCTGCTTCTGGTTTGAACTGTTCTGGAGTTGGTGCTGATGCTTCTGTATTTACATCTGCCTTTGCAGGTTCTTGAGCAGTTGCAGGAGTTGGAGGTGCTTGACCCGCTTCAGTATCTAATGAATCCCAAGGTTGATTTGGATTGATGATTTCCTGATCAGGTGTTTGCTCTGCATCTTCTGCTTTGTTTCCTTTACCTTCTGATAGATCTTCACCTTCTTCAAGGTAGTCTGGTTGTTGTCCACCTTCACCACCACCCATTTCTAACATTCTTTCTGCTTCTTCTTCTTCTGCTTTTTCTGCTTGCTCTTCTTCCCACTGTTGCTTCATAAAATCAAAGATGTCTTTAGAGAGTTGCATAACTTCTTCAAATGTTTCTACTTCTTCTGCTCTTTTAACAAACTCATACTCTGAATCTTGGAAAGGAATGTAAGTGAAGTTACCAACTTTGAACTGAAGATTGATACGATCAATTAATTGAATGTCACGTAGATCACCTTTGTCATTTACTTGAAAGAAATCTTCTCCATCTAACTCTTGATATCCTTTGAAGAATGTCTTTGGTAATCCTGCATACTTTCTCTTCATTAACTTCTCGATACGAGCATCTTCAATAACATTGATGAATGAATGAGGAACCTTGATCTTTGATGTCCAATCTTCGTTAGGAGTGAATAGTGCGTGACCTACCTCGTGAGAAACAAGCATATCATATACATCTTCTGATGCGTTGTCCCATACAGGTAATGTCAACACACGTCTTTCTACATCGAACTGTGCTGTCTCACATTTTCTGTGCTCTACAACTAGATCTTCTGTTGCAAGTAGTTTAGCAAGTGTACCTTTGACTCCTGTGTTGATTGTCATAATTCTGTGTGTCGCTTATATACACATTATAATAGAAGAACCGCCACTAGGACGGTTCAATAGACACTTTATCAACTGTCTACGTCTGGCACGTGCTTGACGTAGTGCTTGTGGTTTAAGATGTCGCTTCTTCTCCTTTTTGGAGTGGTGTTGCCAGTTCGGTACTTTCATCTCTCTGATCCTCTCTAGGATAATAAACTTGTACAAATGATTGACATTTAGGGCAAGTAAGATTAGTTACGATAGAGTATTCCTCTTCACATCCATAGTCTTCGGCATCAAAATCAGATCCCCAAATTAATTCAGTGTTACAGTGCCAACAATTCATCGTGCGTTAAATGCTATGGATATTCTATCTCTATCTATACCATTTTTGACAGTTTTATGTTCTAACCAAGATGGAAATAAGATAAGAGTTCTAGATTTACAAGGGAAGTGTCTTCCTTCTTCAGTTCCCCAATGACCCATTTTAGAGAATGGTATTGGATTCATAAAAACGATACCTCCTTGTTGTGGTGTTATATTATGCCAGTATACACCAGAAACTTTAAATCCAGAATGTGTGTGTGCGATTTGATGACTGTCCTTAGGACCTTTATTGATCCAAGATTGCTCTATACTAAGTCTAGCATCTAGTTCCCATAAACATTCATTAAAGAAATCTTCTAGATGTGGAAGTTCATACTTCTCAAACATCTTTAGATTTTTCATACCATTATGTGAACCTGTTTTTATATCTGCCCTTGCATTACGAGAGATGTGAGATAATATATCAGGGTCATCAGGTATACCCTCAACTTCACTATCGATAGCATTATCGTTGTGATGAAACACGTTGATAGTAGTAGGGAAAAGATTTACTTCTTCCATTATAGGGGGCGGGGTAGACTTGGAAATCTTGTATGTCGGATCTCGGAAGGGATTGACATCATAAAACTGATACTCCATCGTTCTTGGTTCTCGTGGTTAGTACGTACTTCGTGGTCTTGATAACCTGGCCAGAAATATAAATCACCTTCACGTGGTATCTGGCAGTGGGTTGCTGGCCAGTATGGTTTTATTCTACCCATTGTTTCTACAGCAGGGGCGGGATGATACATATACAAATCACCTGTATCTCCTACAGGTACGTGTAAATAATATGTTCCTGCTACATCACACTCTGCGTGATTATGACGCATTTGGTAAGCACCTTTTGGATTGATGTTTACCCAACAATGTGTGACCTCAAGGTCTGGATCAAATAACTCTTGTTTTGATAAGAGAAAATCTTTAAACTCAGTATTTTCTATATGTATATTAGAATTGGTATGGATAGTTGAATATCCAGTACCATAGAATCTACACAGATCTGTAGTAAATTCATCTCTACGATTTTTTAATTTTTCTTTTAAATCTCTATGGTATTCAAATTCACCATTAGAAGTGTAAAAGGGAATGTCAAACATAGTTGATACACTTAGAAAATTCAGATGATTTATCGAATTTGATAGTTCTATCAAACTTATCTAATAGTATATCACCTTTGTGAGATATAATAAACATATTAGTTGTGTCTTGTAGTTCCTTAAGGATCTTTAAAAGTTCCTCTGTCGCACTTGTATCAAGACTAGAATCAAATACCTCATCAAGAATCAATAGATTTGTAGTGATAGAGTTCTTTATCTTAGCAATATGTCTCCAAGTGAATAGTAAAGACAAGTCAATCTTTTGTTTTTCACCTTCTGAGAATGATGAGTAAGAAAATTTATCTCTATGTCTAGATTTAATAATTTCTCTAAACTGATCATCAAGAGTAAAATTAATATAGGTATCCATAGAAGATAGATACTTATTAATTCTTTGATTGATAATAGGAATATACTTAGATATAATCTTAGATTTTATTCCACCATCTTTTAATAGTGTAGCAACTAATTTATAATCTTGTGCATCCTTATTAACACTAGCACAAGCTTCTTCTTTATCTTCAAAATTAGATGTCAATTCTTGTAAAAGATTATCTTCTTTTTTAATATCTTGATTATCATTTTCTATTTCTAATATTTTTCTGTTATTACTATTTTGTTTTAAGAGTCTTGTCTCTTCATTATATAAACGACGTATCTCAAATTGTGTTTCAGTTAGAATACTTTGTTTTTCTTTTATACCTTTAGTTCTTTCTTCTATTGATTTTAATTGTTCTGCTAATTGTACTGATGCGTCTGACAATTCTTTTCCTTTATTAGAAAATGCTTCAACCTTTTCATCTCTATGTTCTGGAGAAATAGTCTGTGCACAAGTAGGACAGGCAGTATTTGTAGTGAAAAATTTTATATCTTTCTGGATCTTTTTATTCTTCGTATCAATAGAAGTCATAATTTTAATAGTCTGATTATAAGATGCCTGTATCTTTTTTAAATCTTTATCAATAGTTTTTCCACTATCTATTTCTGATTGTAAAACCTCAACCTCATTGTGAATCTGTGACATACGTTCTTCATTATTATCAATCTGTATTTGTAATTCTAATTTTTGTTTATCAGTAAACTCAGTTAACTTATCAAGAGTCTTCTGTTGAGATGTGATTGCTTGCTTTGCCATCTCTAACTCGTGTTCACAATCTTTTAGTGCTTCATTATTATCCTTGACTCTATCTTTTAGTAACATATTCATATGACTAAAGACTTGAATGTCAAGTATATCCTCAATAACTTCTCTTCTATGAGGTGCTGATAATTGCATAAAGGGAACAAATGTACTACTCCCAAGTATTACCACTTGTGTAAATGACTTGAAATTTAATTTGAGTATACTTTGTTCTAGATATTTTTGGTAATCTCTGTTAGCAGCATCTTGATCTATGAGATTATCATTACGATATAACTCAAATAGACCTGGTTTCATACCACGTATAACTTTATATTCTACTGATCCTATACTAAATTCTATCTCAACTCTTGTTTCTCTTTCATTAATACTATTAACTAATTGTGATTTAGTTACTTTACGAAATGGTTTATTAAATAATCCAAAGCACAAAGCATCTAACATAGTACTTTTTCCAGCACCATTGTTTCCAATAATTAAAGTGGATGGAGTTTCAAGAAAATTGATTTCGGTAAATTGATTACCTGTACTCAGAAAGTTCTTCCAACGAATCCTTTCAAAAACAATCATTAATTATGTGGGTCGTAATAACGAATTAGTAATGCAGTGGCTGCTATAACCACTACGACAACAACGAGAGCAATCATAAAGGTGGGACTACAAGTTCATCTGGTTCAATAAAAGCATACCTATAATTGTGAGCTTCACAGTTTGCGATTACTGATTCTTCATCGATGTCCGTAATCATTAAGTCACGTTTATAATCATTAGCTTCCAATAATCCATAATAGCGTAAAGCGTCATCTTTGTCAACAAAAATTTGCACAACTTTATTTTTGAGTTCGTCTTCGACAGCGTATACTCCTCTAGTTCTTTTATCGCAGAGTATGTACATTATAGGTCTATTGCTTCTAGGTAAAGGGTCTTTAAAATTTTTACAACAGATGTTTTATCTACTGTTTCTTCTAGGTCATCAACATATCTTTCAAGTATTGTCATAGTATCTTCTGACTCTAGTGATTCATCTGCTTCATCTAGTTCAACAGTGATGTCTTCTATGATTTTTAAATCTGCAACATCAGCATTATGTAATGATTTTACCATCCTATCAAACCATAACTGATTTTCTCTTTTTAATACAATCAGTTTAACGTATGATCCTTTCAGTTTTGTAAAGTCTGGTATTTCTGTATAGTCGTTACTAACATCATCGTACCAAAGTTTATTGAATATATGATGTGGGTTTGTGTAGAATGTTAATTTCTTATTGTTAGTATTTAGGACGTGGAAACCTCTCTTCTGACCGTAATCGTTCCAGTAGAGTTGATAAGGATTACCGAGATAGTTTACATTTCCTATTCTAGATTTCATATGGTAGTGACCACTACATACTAAATCAAATTTTTCATAACGTGTAGGATCTTCTCCGTGTTCCATAACTCTACCAGGTACTGCTTCAAATCCTGATAGTTCTAAATGTCCGAAACACACTGGGGCATCTGTGTTTTCAACAATGTTATCAATCTCTTTTTTATTGTCATCACATATCCAAGGAAGCATTAAAATTTTAAGTCCATCATATTCTAAGTGTTGTGCATCATTAATAATATTAATATTGTCATACTCACCTAGTAAGTGATCAAGAGCATTTACTTTTAAAGTATTCTTATAATAGATATCGTGATTACCGATCAAAGTATCCATAGTAATACCTCTATCTCTCAAAGGATCGAACCACATTTTACGTGCAGCATCTAGAGATAAGAAGTTTATACTTTTTCTTTTATCAAATACATCACCAAGACATATAATATGTTCAATTTTATTCTTATCAATAAATGGTAGAACAGTTTCATTATAAAATTCTTGATACTTTTCTATAAAAACTTGATTATCATTACGCACACCAAAGTGCTGATCTGTAATAAGAAGGATCTTCATTTAATAAATTCTTTTTTTTCGTAATCAAATCTAGGATGAGGTTGAGCAGGAACCCAAGGTTTCTTAGATTCGTTTGCAATAACAATAAATCTATCAGCAGCAAATGTCCCTGCTATACTGATCTTGATGTCATCACCATCTACCCAATTAATTGTACCATCTTTTTTGGTATGTAGCATTAACTCCTGTATCTTATCAATCATTTCTTGTGTTAGTTTCATCTGTTCTTCCACCTCGGTAAATAAAAAATTAAGAAAGATCCAATCCAAAAGATTGAGAGTACTGATATGTGCATCAATCTATTAGAATTGACTATCAGTCCTAAAGTTACAAGTCCTATCCAAGTATAATCTAATGTACCGTGTAATCGATACCAGATATTCTCGCCAAGTTTTTTTATAACCTTATCTCTAAGTCTAGCAAATAAAGGAGAGACGTGTCGCATCATAACAAATCCTTCATTGAAGAACATAATAGTAAATCCAATCCAGAATATCATTGTAGTCCCTCACCCATTATATTTTCTGGTTCTTTTGGATAACCAATTCTATCTAAAAGTTTTTTAGGAATTTCTTTCTTAGCAATATCATAAGGTATGGGTGCATTACATAAACATACTCTTATACATTCTAATTCTTCTTCCTCTAATGGTAGTACAATACCATTCTCTGTTCTTGATGTTGGAAGTGTCATTTACTTTTAGAATTCATTTCAATTCTAGTCTTTATACTATTAAGTTCTGCTGAATTAGTTTTATCATCTGTATGAAATATCTGATCGAATCCTGACTTCTCTATAATCTTATCCTTAATATCCATCTGTCTTTTTTCTTTTGCAATACGTCTTAGAAAAGCATAATACACTATCTGTGTAAAATATGCAAATGGATTTTTAGATTTAGATGGATCGAAGTTATCAATATACTGTACACAATTTTCTACACCGTCGGATATCATATCCTCTTTATACATATAGTTTATGAAGTTAGGTCTATATGATAGGTGTGTTGCTATTTTTAAAAAACAATCTCCTACGTATTCTGGTATCCTAGGTTTCTTTCTCTCCCTAATTTTGGCACTCTCTACCTTATTACGATACTCAATTATTGCCTTGAGGAACTTTTGGTTATCGACATAGTGTTGATTTTTTGTGTTACGTCTAGGTGCCATTGCGGTGGGCATAGGATATTAGTTATTCCAATGAGTTTAGTATAGTTGATATACCGTACTATGTCAAGGAATAATAACAGGGGTTGACAACATATAAAATTATATGTACAATCAACACTGTAGGGTTGCTCAAAGGATATTAGCTCTTAAATAAATCTTCTAGTTTCTTTCTTGCTTCTTCAACAGTTCCAATATATCCTTGTTTATAATTCAATTCACTAGGTTCTGATATTACATCTGGTGCCATAGGATTTGTTTTCTTCTTAGCAGGTCCTAGTTCCTGTTTGACAAAGAACTGATACATTATAGTTGCTTCAGTCGATAGCGGGGCGACGGTCAAAATTTTATCTTCAGCAACAATATAGAAATCTTCATCAGAGAATACCATCCATCTCTTCAAACCAACTGCTACTGCTGGTTTTCCTTGAGCAGCAGTGTCATAGGAATGAACTAGAGCAGGGTCTTGAATGAAAGCAAGTGTAGTTCCATTCTCATCTGTTACAATTATACGACCAATGACTTCCTCGCCACTAACCAGTTTAAGAATTCCATAGAACTCTTCATCGGTCTTTATATAATTGAGTGAGTTACCCATCCGTGTCTCCTAGTTTGATTTCTGTAATTGAATAATTGAATCTTTCTTGTTTATAAATCTTGATTCTCTCTTTCAAATGATTCAGAGTAATGTTCCTGTAATGTTCATTACTAAAATCATCAGCAAAATCATATAAGGTAGCCTGTGCTTTACTATCGTGTGTACGTAGTGCCCTTCCTATAGATTGTAAATTTCGCACTCTACTCTTCATAGGTGATGCGAATATAATGTTATGCAGGTTCTTAATGTTGATACCAGTGCTAAAGGTACCATAAGATGCGAGGATGATTGCATTGCTATTGTGTTCGCAAAGTTCCCTCACCTTTTCACGTTCTTCGGCAGCAACGCCACCGTGAATAAAAAACAACTGCTTTTGTGTATCAGTATGTTTCAGTTTGTTAATACTATTTAGCAATTCCCAAAGTGGTTCTCCGTGTTTCTCTACAAAATTGAACAGGATCAGTGTATTGTTAGCGATATCAAGGGATAGTTTACAGATAATTTTATTCCTTCTACGGTGTTCTATTATCTTGTTTATCTCTTCTTGATAGTCCTCGAAGAAAATAGTATCGTGTCTACACAGTAAAATATTTATTTTAAGATCAGATAGATAACCATCCTTCTGTAGTTCGGATGTACGTACTGTTCTTTCTACTGAACCGAACATACCTTCTAACATTAATTGATGACACTGCAAACCATCTAACGTTCCTGTCAAACCAAAACGATACTTAGCATCATAACATTTATTTAAAATTCCAGTCAGTGACTTACTTTTATATTGGTGTGCTTCATCTCCTATTATAACATCAAACCTTTTAAAGAACTGTGGATCTTCTTTGTATATTGATTGCCACGTAGATATTATTACTGGATATTCTTGCCATTGATCTCTACCACCCATACCACCATATATTTTTCCTACTTGTTTTGAATACCATCTATAGGTTTTAAAGTCTTTATATAACTGCTCTACTAAAGAAATACTTGGTACTACAATTAGTATCTGTTTCTCTCTTTTAAGATACCAACGTACTAAAACATATATTATAAGTGACTTTCCTGATCCTGTGGGAGAGAGTAATAGTCTGCGGTGATTGCGAAGTGCTGAATAAATTGCTCCGAGTTGGTAATCTCTTGCCTTGAAAGGCAAACCCAAAGATCTAACAAAACTCTTAACTGTCTCTTGTGATATGCTTGCGTCAAATTCATCGGGGTCTCCGTATTCACTATCCTCGATCTTATAATCATATCCCATTTTTTGCAACCACTCTATTAGATATGGATACAAACCTACATATAATTCTCCTGTACCTGGTGAATACAAACGAATCTTTCCATCCCATCTACGATATCTTTTACGTTTCTGTAAATACTTTGCTTCAGGAACTTCAAAACTAAAGTACTCACTCAACTCGTGATGGATGTGCATCTCTGCACCTACCCGAAGGTAGATCTCATTTTTCTTTTCAATAGAAACCATTATACAGGGAACTCAAAACGCTTGGCATCAATAGCGTTTTTCACTTGAAAACCTCTGCTATTAATCATTTTGAGTATTGCCTCAATATAATTTATGCAAGTTTCAAAGTATGTTATCTTGAGTTGTTGTCGTTGTATATCTTTATCTGATTCAAGAAAGGTATTGATATCACCTTTTAAAATCTTGTGGTCAAAGTATTCCCCATTGATATCAGGACCTTTGCCATTGTAATACATCCACTTAGATTTCCATAGAGTCTTGAGTTTACATTTCTCATCCTCTATTACTAATTTGTATTTGTTGTAGTATACGTGATACTTCTGATGCAGTGAAGGTACCTTTAATGATTCAGATCCTAGATCTAACTCATCAAATATACAATCTTTTGACCACTGCTCCTGAAGATCTTCAAGGAGTGCCATAGTTTATTTCAGATTAGTTTTCCTCGTACCTGTTAATCCTTGAATTTCGTAACTAAGATAATCAAATGTTACAACCGCTTGGAAGAATTCTTGAGCATCAAGAGTTGCGTCAAACTCAAGTGTACTGAGGGATGTTGGTTTCAGATCTTTAAAGACTACGTTGAAGTTAGGTTGAAAATTACTATTCAATACAGTAAGAGTTCCATCTGCAAATAACAAATCACCAATTTCTTTTGCTGGTAAGTTAGTTTCTATGCCTGTTTCAAAGTCCTGTCTGTCTTTAAAACTATCAGGGACACCAAGTCCTCTCATCCAGTTATGAATGATTAGATAGTTTTCTAGATCTTCATCTACAAGAAACTGTAAAGTAAAAGATCCATACTCCAATATACCGTCAACAAATGCAGGACGGAATGGAGTATCTTGTTGAACAAGACCCATATTGATCTGTGGTATATTTGCCTGTTGTGCTAAGTAAGGCACTTTTGGAAATTTACCAATGGTAAAACGGAAACCACCTGGTGAAAGGAAATTCCTATTGCTAATTTGTGAAGCGAAAGACATTGACTATATTAGTGTTCTCCGTATTATTATTTAGGCATAAAAAAAGAGACCCAATAGGGTCTCTCTGTAATATATAAGCGACTCGCTTACATAAGGTTGTCAACAAGAACTCTTCTGTAGTAGCGGTTCTTATTAGGGTCAAGGTCTCCACCACCTTGATCAGTACCTTCAGCAAATGGGTTTGAAACAAGACCGTATCTTGTCTTAAATCCAATTTTTGGTTGGAAGGTGTCCTGACCAACGGCTCTAACCATTTGTAGAGGCACGTAAGGGCAGTAGAATAATCCTGCATCATATGCAGAACTACCTTTGTATCCAGCAACGTAGAAGTGTCTGTCACTTACGTTTGCAGAATATGGGTCAACATAAACTTTGATTCTTCCGTTTAATGTTCCAGCAAGTGTAGAACTATTGTCATCAGGAAGTAAGTTTGAGTTTCCAGCAAGAGCAGGAGTGTAGTCAAGTACACCAGCCATTGATAGAGCAGATGCAACGTCAGCAGAGCAAATTAAGATGTTGCCCTTTCCACGTCTTGTCTCGTGCCCGATAGCGTTCATATCTCTTTCTATCTGGAATAGAAGACCTTTGAACTTCTCAACAGACCATCTTCCGTTTGAGTCAACGTCTAAGTCAAAAACACCAGCAGATGCAGTGTTGTTCTGAGCACCAGGTCTTGCGACTCTGTATACTGTTCTAACAACTTCTCTGTTGATTTCAGCAAGAACCTCTGTTGAGAGGATGTTTGCTAGTTCTGACTCAGCGTCAAGACCGTGAACGGCTTTCAAGTCTTGTGCTAGTTCTAAACTGTACTCAGCTTTGAGTGCTCTGGACTTCGCAGTCACAGTAACTTTCT